CTTCGTTTGATAAAGTGAAATTAGGTGGGCCTATATCAATACCAAAATTAATCCCTGTTTGGTTATTAGCCATTTGGACAGTGACTTCAAAAGGATTAATTATTTCCTCAAATACCCTAAAACGACTATTAACTTCTAAATTATTAGGAAGTGGGTTATATAATTTAATTAAGCCTGTGCCATCTTTATCTAATAAAGCATTTAAAGCTAATAATACTGTTCCTCTTCCAAATGTAAGATTTATGTCTTTTATAAAATTTGATTGATTTAGTATTCTAGATAAATCGTTTATAGCATTTTCAAAATTATTTTGATTTAAAATATCAGATTTAATTCTAATTTCTCTTCTAGAAGGGGAAATTTCAGATATATAAAATAATTTTTTAAGCCCTTTAGTTAAAATTCTTCTTTGAAAAGAAAAATTCATAACATATTTACCTGAACTATAACCATAATCTTGTAAAACCTGTTCAAAATCTATATCAATAGATGTAATTTTGTTTTTATCAGTAGTAGTACCAGGGGTATCGTAATAAGGCGTATAGTCGTTAAAAAATTCATCTACGAGTAAGATTTTACCAGTTTGGTCAAAAATAGTTAACTCTATAGAATCATTACTTTGGCCAAAACTTCTAACTAAAGTTTTGCTTGAAAGTTGATTTATATCCTGATCGTTAATACTTTCTATAGTTTGTGTTTCTATAATCGCCATAATTTTTATACTTTCCAAGCACTACTTGGGTTTTCATATGCATTTTGATTTATTGCAAGAACGGTAGCATCAACTAAAGCTTTTAAGTCTCCTTTTTTCTTATTAGAACTACCACCAACATTATTTATATCGGATTTCCATTGGCTAGCAGGGCGTGCTGCGTTTCCACCTGCAGATCCGGCTTTATTTAAATCATCTTTTACATTTCGTTTATAACTATTTCTACTTTCACTATAGAATCGTCCTGTGTCTAAATTAGTTTTTAACCAACTTAATTTAAGGATAGGATCAGCTAAATTACCACCAAATTCAGCTAGATATGTAGATTCTGCGCTTGCCTGTTCAGCTGCTTCTTGGGCTTCTTCTGCTTCCTCTTCTTGAACCGCTAATTGAAGATTAGCTAGTTCACCTTGAACTTGTAATAATTGAGTATTTAGTGATTCAATCTCTAAATCTCGAGCATCGATTACTGCTTGTAATGGACTTATATAATTATCTAAATAATCTAAACTAGTTTGTACTATAGTAGTATGTGAATTTTCTCCTTCCTTAGGTATATCAAAAAATAATTCATTATATGAATCAAAAAATTGTTGAATATCTACATTAGGACGATTTGAATTTAATTCATTAAACCCTAAATCTACTTTATCTCTAAATTCTCTTAAACTATATACCGTTTTATTAAAATTAATATCACCCTCATATTTATCAGGAATTGGGTTTTCCTCATCCTGAATAATAATGGGGGTTTCAGGTACAGGACTTACTGGGGGTCTTCCCCTACTTATTTGAGTATTTCCATACCTAGGTGATCTTGGTGGTCGAGGTGCAGCAGCCATTATGATTTAACTATTTTAAAGTAACAATTTTCATCATATACTCTTATACCATCATCATTTTCATGTTTAAATAAGAGTTTATAATATCTTTCTTCTTGTAACCCGTTCATATATAATTTAAAATGCATGCCTTCAGAATCAGCACTTAATCTAGTTGTACTACTAAAAGGAATAACAGTTTCTTCGGTTGCATAATCAACTAATGAATAAAAAGAATTACTGGTAAAATATTTTACATCTAAATAATTTGAAGATGTTGTAAACCTACGTGTAGGGTATAGTTCTCTAACATTAAGTCTAAATTTAGGTTCTTCTATAGTTTTAAATTCTTTTTTATTATTTCTTAAAGTAACATATATTTCACCACTATTTAAAACATTATTATCATTTGGACCATCATGAGTTGAATCATCCCATGATATATCTAAATATGGTGGATATATTGTGTGGGTATCCATTGAGAAGAAATTTAATTCTCCATCATTTATAGCAGTAAATTCTTGTGATCCTGAGCGTTTAATTATAAATCCATTATTAGAAATACCATTAGGATAACCTGATGAGTAATAACTAGAACTATAGTGTTTAATTACTGGTAAGGTAACATTTAAAGATATATCTAATTCATCATTATAAGCATAACTTCTAGTTACTTCAAATCCGGATCCTGTATACCAAATTCCCCCTCCAGGGGCATCGCTAGTAAAACTAGCTGTTACCCCTACAGGGATAGAATTGCTGCCAGTATTCCAAAATGTTCCTAAAGCATTATATATAACAGCATCTTCACTAGCATCACGGTATTTCCAGGATGCTCCATTTGTTATTTTAGGTTCGTTATCTAATCTACCGGTACCATTTACCCAACTTTCAGCAAGGGGGAAAACTTCTAAGTGTTGGTTTTCACTTAGTTCTCTATGTTCAGTTTGATATAATTTTAAACTAGCAGTAATTTTAGCATTACTTTTATTATTTATAACATCGTTTATTTCAGTATTTTTAAACTGAATTAATATTCTACTAGGATAATAATTATTATCAGTAAAAGATTGTTCATCTCTTAAAGTTAAGATTTCATCAATACCCGTATTAGTAGACTGATTTACAGGGTGAGAATATATTGTAGTATCCTTTTCGGGAAAAATAAAGTAATGTGCCATAGTTATCTAGTTATTCTACCGATTATATCGCTGTTAGGGTATTTTAATTCAAATATAGAAGGGTCTACAGGAGGGTATATTATATTATTTCTAGTAGCTGCTTCAAAATTATATTTAAATTGTGAATATCCACTATTAACACCAAATTTGTTATTAAAAGTAATTTTACCTACATTTTGTACCCCATCTACACTATATAAAATATTTGATACATCTCCAGAGATAATAGGTTGATTAATTTGCCAATTATCAGTATTAAAGAATGTTTTTAAATTATTAATACATGTAACTAAAACTGTTTCATTATTAAATCCTTTTCTAACACTAATATCAAATTCTACATTAAAATTAAGTACTGAAGCATCCTTAATGTTAATAGAATCTGTTAACATTCTATATTGTTCTAAGTAAGTTGCTAGATTTTCTTTAGCTGCTACAGATAAGGTTTCTAGATTTTTATTTAAATTATAACCTAAAACATATAAATTTAAAGCATTTGGGTTTGCAATACGTTTATTGGTTTCTAAAGAAATTTGATTATCTTGTGCTATATAAGCCTTAGCTATATTTCCAAACTGTACAGGTAAAGATAAAGTTCTAAATATATAATCTTCTTTTGTTACTGTACGTTTTTGAGCGGCAAACTGTGCCATAGTATTAAGACGGATATCTTGGGCTGAATCACCTGGTCCACCACCAATAGCGGGTTCAGGGTTAGTACACGCTAAAGAATCAATTGCTGTATTTAATACCCCACTACTGAGGTTTCCTTTCCTTGGGGTAATTGATACATTACCTATTCTATTAATAGTATTAGCATTAGTATTAGCACTTCTACCACCACCAACCATATAACTAACTGTTAATGTTGTATTTGAGGGGGCTTCACCATATGCTTTTGTATATAAAAAATTAGAGGGATCATATGCTACATCTAATAAAGATCTACCGTCTTTAATCCCTAATCCTATATTATCAGGATTAGGGATAATAGTGGTATCATCTCCCCCGGTAGAACCTGCACCAAAATGTATTTCTAATTTTTTATTAGATCTAAATCTGGTAATAAACCTTTTAGAAACTTTTTTAGTTCTTAATAAATAAGGTACTTGGGCACTATATTGTGGTAAATCAGGATCATATGCCTCATTATTAGGTACTTCTTCAAAAACGGTTTCTTGAGCTAAATATGGTACTTCAGTCCATGTATTACCTTCAGAATCTATAATAGATTGTATACCTATTATATTACTGTCATCTAATGATAGTGTTTTAAATCTTTCAGCACCACCTATATTAAAAGTAGTTGTTTTAATTTCAGCACTAATAGCTTTAACTTTTTTCTTTAATAAAAAATATTCAGGTTGAGAACCACCAGCTGTTATAGAATATACTGTTTGTTCAGTAGGATCTGCTGATGATGAGAAAGCAAAGTCTACAGCTTTTTGAATTATATAACGATTATTGGTACTATTATTGGGAAGAAAATCTGAATTTTCTTCTACTCTATAAGCGTAATCAAAATCTGGAAATCCATCAGCATTAGCGGGTAGTTGTTGGAATAATTCTAATTCAACTACTGCAGGGCTAGTAACAGCAGGTACATATCCTAAATTATAAGCTAACGCATATAAATTTTCTCTTTCTTGAGCGTATTGTAAAAATACTTCTTGAATCTGGGCATCTGTATAAAATGAAAGAACATCTCCTATATATGATGCCATTTCAATAAACATAGTACCCGGGCTACCTTCAGTAAAATCATTTAACAGGTCGGGATAATATGTTTCCGCCATATTAATTAGTGCTGTTTTAAAGTCACTAAAATCTTTATCAAGATACCTTACGGGTTTGGTGTTGTTTTTTGCTGTTGAGTATGCCATTATACTTCGTTATTAAAGTTATCGTTAGTAAAACTTAATGCAACTGAGTCTTCTTCATCATTATTATTTAAACTATAATTAACTGTTACATATAGAATATGACCTTGAAGTCCCCCATCTCTAAGGGCTATATTTTTTATTGTAATTTCAGGGACATATTTTTCTACTTGTGGGGTAACTATTGATCTTAATTCATCACCTGCTATAGGTGTATTTTGTTGGAATAAACGGTTTTTTAACCCTGCACCAAAATTAGGATGGTGTAGTCTTTCACCTGGTGAGGTTAATAATACATTTATTAATTTTGATTTAGCATGATCCTTAGTAGTATAATCTAAATCAAATATCTTTTTTTTATTAAAAGGTAGACGCACCCCCACTGCGACTTTATCATCAATGTCAACAGGATCTATTTTAATAGGTTTGCGTAATTTAATAGCCATTAGGGTCTAAATTCTTTTTTCTTATCAATAGCTTCCATAAGTTGAGAATAATCCTTATTTAAAAATTGGTTTACAGGATCATTAGCATTAAATGTTTCTTCAGGTGTTGGAGCCATAGCGGTTTCAGATAATAAAGAATTTAAAGTATCGTTCCCTGTAGAAAAATTAGGGGGTGGCATTTGGGATCTAATTTTAGATCTAAATTCTTCTTTTAATGAATTATCTTCTGTTTTTTCTTGTACTATAGGCTTAGATGTAGATAGTTCTTCTTTTAACAAAGCTATTTCTCGTCTCAAAGCATAATCAATTTCTTCGCGTACAACTTTTCTAATAATTTTTTCGAATGCATTTAATTTCATCGCTATTAGTTTTTAATAAATATAAATTGTTTTAATCTATTGTGGTTTCTATTATATCAGATTTATATAATTGGGTACCAGGACCATTTTCTCTAACTTCAGCTCTTAATTTTCGAGTTCCTGGGTATATTAAGTCTGTTACTACTGTAGATAAATTATCAGTGTCAGATAAATATTCTTCTAATGTAGTACCTGATAATGGTGAATTAGTAGGGGTTTCACCATCACCATCTCCTGTAGTGGTATCTTGTAATTCAGGTAAGTTTAGTCCTAAAATAAAATTAGCCCATATGGTTTGTATTTGTTCTAATAATAATCTTAATTGATCAATAATATCCTGTATACTACCTATTCCAGTATCTATAGGGGGCATTAATAAGTTTATTTCTTTTGTAAAGAAATTTTCAAATATAGGTAAAGCATCCAAAATATCACTAAATTTTTGAATATTATCTTTTGCTAATTTTTTAAAATCACCTGCTTTATCAATTACAGTACCACTTACAACAGGGGTTACTTGAGTTGCTAGAAGACCATCTATTATTGCAGGAAGACCTTTAAGTACATCAATAAGAGTATTTAAAGCAGTTCCCGGACCTATTAAGTTATTCAAAAAAGTAAATTGTTCTCCTATCCCTGTAAGTTTGTCTTTAATTGCTTGTAATTCTCTTTGTGACCCTTCTAATTTTTGTATAGCTCTTTCTAAAGCTCTAGTAGTTTTTTGATAAATTTGTTCAGCCTTAAGT